GTGTATATACAGCAGCTGATGATGGTGTTTTAAATCCAGCAACTGTCAAAATTATCCCAGGAGCAATCATCCCTGTAGCCCGCAATGGTGGCCCACAGGGAGAGTCACTAAAGCCATTGCCACGAGCTGGTGACTTTAATGTGGCTCAGATTATCATGGGAGACCTACGAGGAAACATCAAGCGCATACTGCTAGACGAGAGTTTGCCTCCCGATAATATGTCTGCTCGCTCCGCAACGGAAGTCGTAGAACGTATGAAGGAGTTGAGTCAGAACCTCGGATCAGCATTTGGCCGATTGATTAATGAGACCATGATTCCACTTGTATCTAAGATACTACAAGTAATGGATGACAGAGGCATTATCGATATGCCTTTGCGTGTCAATGGACTAGAGGTTAAGGTAGCGCCAGTTGCCCCATTAGCTATGGCTCAGAATATGGAAGACGTAACCAACGTCATGCAGTTCGTGCAGATGGCTCAAGGCTTTGGACCAGAGGGTCAAGCAACACCTAAGATGGGCGAGATTACAGACTACATTGCAGACAAGTTAGGCATCCCAACAAGGTTGCGTAATGACTCAGCAGAGCGCCAATACAATCTCCAACAGATTGCTCAACAGGCAGCTCAGGTTGCCGAGCAAAACCCAGAGGCTGTACCAGAAATGTTAAAAATGGCTGGAGGCTAATAGATGAATGTTGACGGATGGGCTGGCCTAGAAAGTGTAGTTACAGATATTCGCGATGTTGACCAATCAGTAGAAGACCTAAACAAATTATGCCTCCGAGTTCTCAGCTCAGAGGATGGCGAAAAACTAATGAAGTGGTTAAGAGCCACTTTGTTAGAGCAGCCAGTTGCCTTGCCTGGCGCTGATCCTAGCTATGCTTTTTACCGAGAAGGACAAAACAGCGTAATTAGGGATCTTGAAGCAAGGATTAATAAAGCAAGGAAAATGTAAACATGGAAACTACCGAAGCAGTCCAGCCCACAGAGAATGGTGGCCTACTGGACTCAGTAACAACTGAGGACAGCCAAGGTACCGAGCAGCAAAACCCAGAATCAACACAGATATCTCATTTAGCAGAGCAAGAGGATGACACTCCGCTAGACCGGCCTGATTGGTGGCCTGAGAACTTTTGGAAGAAAGACGATTCAGCCCCCGATCTAGAGGGCATAGCCAAGTCTTGGATGGATCTTAGGAAACAGATATCGCAAGGCAAACACAAGGCACCCGCAGATGGTAAGTATGATGCATCCGCATTTGGTGCTGTTCCTGAGAATGACCCAGTTCGTAGCCACGTTATGAATTGGGCGCAAGAGAATGGGATATCGCAACTCGCTTTAGATAGTTTGGTTAGCAAGGTTGTTGGTATGGGGGCAGAGAAAGTAGAGTCTGTTACCAGATCACTTGCTGAAGAAAAGGCATCTCTTGGCCCTAACGCAGATGTCATTATTAAAGGAATGACAGATTGGGCTAGAGGTCTTGTAAACAAGGGAGTATGGGGTAAAGATGACTTTGAAGAGTTTAAGTATATGGGTGGTACTGCCAAAGGCTTAAAGGCTTTGATGAAACTGCGTGAGACCTATGAAGGGTCTCGCATCCCAGTTGAGTCTGTACCCATTGAGGGCGCTCCCTCCAAAGACGAGTTGTACCAAATGGTTGGTGATCCTAAGTACAAGACAGATCCATCCTACCGCGCCAAGGTTGAGAAGATGTTTGCTCAAAATTTCGGCTAATATAAAGAATCTCCTCACGAGAGTGACCCTTGCCCCGGTGCAGTTTGCCGGGGGTTTTTTTATCCACATTTAGTAGATGTAAAAAATATTTCACTAGATGTTGTATTTTTCCTACATTTCTGCTAGAAACTCATTAAGGCATACCATTTAGTTGGCCCTTGATGCAGATTAATCTGACGATTGGCTACCGCAAGTAGCAAGCGTAGGCCCTGGCAACAGGCACACCAAAGCAAAAACCCAATTTATTTTTTACCTATTTAGGAGAAACACATGAGCATTTCATTATCTAATGCCTTTGTTACCCTCTTTGATGCTGAGGTAAAACAGGCTTTCCAGGGCAAAGCAATGCTGGTAGGTGCTGTTCGTCAGCGTAGAGGAGTAGAAGGTTCTACAGTTAAATTTCCAAAAGTTGGCAAAGGTGTGGCTACCCCACGCATTAGTCAATCTGATGTAACCCCATTAAACGTAGCATTTTCAAGCGTAACTTGCACCCTATCTGACTTTAATGCGGCTGAGTACAGCGACATTTTCAGCCAGGCTAAAGTTAACTTTGATGAGCGCCAAGAGCTTGTACAAGTTTTGGGCAACGCTATTGGCCGTAGACAAGACCAGTTGATTCTTGATGCTTTAACAGCATCTAGCACCAGCTTGACTGTTTCTAACGATATCGGTGGTAGCGATACCAACATGAACGTAGCCAAGTTGCGTGAAGCTAAAAAGTTATTGGATAAAAATAACGTACCTCCAGAGGGCCGTCACATTATCCTCCACGCAAATGGTTTGGCATCGTTGTTGTCTGAGACAGCTGTAACTAGCTCTGACTTCAATACTGTTAAAGCACTTGTTGCTGGTGAAATCAATACGTTCTTGGGCTTTACTTTCCATATCCTTGGTGACCGCTCTGAGGGTGGCCTAGCAGTTGATGCGTCTTTAGACCGCACTTGCTTTGCTTTCCACAAAGATGCCATCGGCTATGCAGAAGCTATTGCTCCACGCACCGAAGTTAACTACATCCCTGAGAAGACCTCGTTCCTCGTGAACAGCCTGTTCTCAGCTGGTGCAATTAACATCGATGATGAGGGTATTGTCAAAATCACCGCTCGCGAATCTTAATCTAAGGAGAGAATGATATGGCATATTCTAATACTGGTTTAGTAACTGTTTGTGCATCGAAGTCTGGTAATGCACCATCGATGTATTTATATAAAACAACAGACACCCAAGCTACAGTTAATACTGTAAGCTACTTTGACAGCATTGCAACGCTGTTAAAAGTGGGTGACATTATTTTTGTCTATGACGCTACTACCCCCAGCTTAGTGTTGACTTACGTCAACGCTGTGTCTTCAGCTGGTGTGGTTGACATTGCTGATGGTACAACTATAAGTGCAACCGATACTGACTAATAGTATCTAGTAACAAGATGGGCTATTGCTGGCAAAACTGGCGATAGCCCATTCTTACATTGGAGATTTAAATGGCAGCTGGCGATACCGCACTATCAATATGTTCTGATGCTTGCGTGATGTTAGGCGCAAAGCCAATATCTTCATTTAACGAAGGTAGCGAGGAGGCATCAATATCAGATCGCCTATACCCAGACATTCGTAGCCAAGCACTAATGCTGTACCCTTGGTCTTTTGCTTTTAAAAAGACATCTATAGCTCAATTGGTGACAACTCCTACTAATGAGTACCGCTACGAGTATCAACTGCCTGGTGACCGATTAGGATCGCCTAGAGCTGTTTACGATAGTAATTCTGTTGGCATCCCACCTCGTAAAGAATACAGAATCATGGGCAGCAAACTATTGACTGACTATGAAGAGGTTTACATTGATTATCAATACGCTGTACCTGAGTACGATATGCCAAGCTACTTTGTGCAGCTGCTTAAGTACATGATGACTTGGCACCTTGCTTTACCTATTACAGATCAGACCGAGAAGAGCCAGTATTGGCAATCGGTTGCTATTGGATCACCATCAGAGAATGGGCGCGGAGGCTATCTTAGACAGGCCATGAACATTGATGGAGCCGGTAGTCCAACTAACGCAATTAATGATTTCTCACTTATTGCTGTGAGATATTAATGGCCCGCTTTGTCTCTATCCAGACAAACTTTTCTACTGGTGAGTTAGACCCATTGCTCCGAGCAAGGGTTGATTTGGCTGCCTATCAGAACGCATTAGAAGAGGCTACCAATGTGGTGTGTCAGCCACAGGGTGGCATTAGACGTAGACCTGGCACCAAGTACATTTCATCCTTGCCAAACACTAGCACAGAGTCTGCTGGCAACGGAACCCGATTGGTTGAGTTTGAGTTCAGCACATCGGATTCCTATATGCTTTGCTTTACGCATAATCGGATGCACGTCTTTAAGAATAAGGCTTTGATTACGGCCATTAATGGCGGTGGTAATGATTATTTAGATACATCTGCATTGGGGCTTACTGGCGCTAGGTTGGCAAACATTGTGTGGACACAGTCTGCCGATACGCTTATTGTGGTTCATCCAGACATTAATCCAATTAAGATTGTTCGCGGTGGCACAGATGCAACATGGACAGGCTCTACTATTACTTTCGACTCTATTCCAAAGTATGCTTTCACCGCTGCTTTTTCTAATCCAGCGGGTACGCTAACACCATCGGCTGTATCGGGTAAGATTACATTAACCGCCAGCTCCTCTGTATTTGTGGCTGGAAGTGTTGGCCAATACGTCAACGCATCTCCACAAGGTAGGGCTAAAATTGTTAAGTACACATCTGGCACCTCAGTAGATGCTATTACCGAGTTCCCATTTTTTAACACCTCTGCCATTGCTAATGGTTCGTGGGAATACGAGTCAGGCTATGAAAATGTATGGAGTGCAACAAAAGGATATCCACGCTCGGTAACATTCCACGAAGGCCGTTTATATTTTGGTGGGTCTAAGACTAGGCCATCAACCATATGGGGTTCTAAGGTTGGACTGTTCTTTGACTTTGACCCCACCGAGGGCTTAGATGATGATGCCATTGAGGCAACGCTAGACACCAACACATTCAACGCAATTGTTGACATTATCTCTGGTAGAGACCTACAAGTATTTACAACAGGAGGTGAATTCTATGTTCCTCAAAACGGCCTTGACCCAATTACTCCAACGAATTTCTTTGTTAAAACAGCAAGCCGTAACGGCATTAAAGAAGGTGTTAGGGTTCAACAGTTAGAGTCTGGCACCCTGTTTGTACAACGACAAGGGAAATCATTAAATGAGTTTGCTTATACTGATACGCAGCTTACATACGTCACGCAGAAGATATCGCTACTTGCTGGCCATCTCTTGCGTACTCCAACTCGTATGGCTTTGCGTAGGTCTGTGGCTACTGATGAAAACGACTTACTGCTAATTACTAATTCAGATGACGGCACTATGGCTGTGTTCTCATTACTCCGCGCCCAAAACGTCATTGCTCCATCAGAGTTCATTACTGTGGACGGATCTTTTGTGGATGTGGGTGTAGATATCTCAACCATCTATGTGGTAGCAAAACGTAATGTAAATGGTGTATTCCAATACTACGTCGAGGCTTTTGACAACGACTTACTTACAGACTCTGCCAAAACTGGTGGGGTTGCTGCATCAGTATCCATGAGCCATGTAGCTACAGAAACAGTCAATGTAATTTTAGATGGATCGGTACAGGCTAACCAAGTCGTACCTGGCGGTGGAACAGTTACATTCCCACGCTCATCAGTTACTAAATTTGAGGTAGGCTTACCTATGACAGTCAAGGCAGTAACCATGCCTGTAGACCTAAAGCTACAGACAGGCACACGCATTGCATTTAAGAAAAGAATTGTTGAGGTTAACGCGTTGGTGGCCAGTACCCAGCACATGAAGATTAATACCATTGAGGTGCCATTTAGAGCGTTTGGTGACATTCTTGATGAAGCAGTTGATGAGTTTACTGGCATCAAAACAATACATGGACTACGAGGCTATACGACAGAGGGCAAGATTACTGTAGAGCAAGACATACCATTAAAGATGACCTTGCTCGGTTTAGAGTACAAAGTAGCAACACATCAGGGGACATGATATGGCACTACCAGTTGCAATAGCACTTACAGTAATCAGCGCATATGGATCTATCAAGGCTGGCCAAGACCGCAACAAGATGTATCAAATGCAAGCAAAGCAAGCAGAGGTTGAGTCTGACCGCAGAGCTGTGCAGTATGAGTTACAGGCTAACGATATTCTTAGACGTACTAACCAAGCCAACGCAGCCGTAGTAGCTCGTGGCTTTGCTGGTGGTACGCAAGGATTTGAGGGATCGGCTGGATTAATACAGGCTGTCAACAATACTCGCGGTGGCAAAGAGTTTACGTTTGCTTTACAAAATGCAGACATGGCACAACGCGGTGGTTTGATACAAGCAAGTCTGTATCGAGGTGCTGGGCAGATTGCTGAACAGGCTGGCTATTTTGATGCCGCTGGTAAGTTGGGTTCTGCTGGATTTCAGTTTGCAAAACTAGGATAGGTTAATTATGGCTGAACTTCCACGCTACCAACCAACTGGCTATTTGCCAGCAGACGTTCCGCGTTTAGACTTTGCAAACATCAAAGAGTCTGTAGCCATGACTCAGGGGATTAGCGCTGCATTAGACCGCCTATCTAGCTTTGCTTTTAAAGAGGCAGCAGATACAGCCCAAAGAGAGGGAGCTCAATATGGTGTAGAGAACGCACCAACAATGGAGCAAGTATTAAAAGCCCAAGAGGCTGGGCAAACCCCACAAGAGTTGTTTGCTAAACCAGGCACATACTTTGGCGATGCAGCTAGAAAAGTTCAAGCACAACAAGTTCGCATTGATTTTGAAGCAAAGGCTAGACAAAACTTAGATGCAGTAAGTGCCGCTATTGATTCTGGAGCATTTGATTTAAATCAAATACAAACTGAAATAAAAGCGATTACTACTAAAAATGGTAGCTATCGCAAAGTGCTTGCATCTGTAGATGCTGACGAAGCATTGAAGTTTAGTGCATCAATAACAAGCGCTGGTAATGCTGTATACAAAAAAGCAACAGAACAATATTTGAAACTTGTTGGAATGCAAAACGAAAAGTTGGTTACCGATTCTCTTAATTCGTATTCAACAATGATTGCAGACGTATTAAAAGCAGAGCAAGATCCAACAATGCTTGCAGAAAGAATT